TTCTGATTCTGCACAAAGCGACTGCTAGGAGTTTTGCGACCCATAGTTTCATAGATTGCACCAGCTGCGGTTTTGTTAAATACACGAGCAAGGGATCTAAAGCCTCTACGGTTTGGCTTTGATGGTGAAGTCTTATAACCGATTCCAGCCTTGACTAACCTAGCAGAGTAAGCAGGAAACCTAGCCTGAGAGTTATCTCTAGGTAGCCATCCGCTTAGGACTGATCCGTCATCCGGTAGATAACCTTTAGCAGTCTTAGTAATTGGCTTTAAGGCTCCAGCGATCTCCTTCTGAGTTTCTTTACCCAGATCAGGAGCAAACTTACGTAAGGCTTTGCGGAGTTCAACGCCGCCCTTTACGCTTGCTGGCATCGTCTACCTCCTTTGCTTCATCTCTGAGACCTTGCAGTAGTGCATCTAGCATGGTCTTATCTAGTTCTAACAGTTGCTGTGGCGCGATTCCCAATCTAATGCTTAGCCTAGCGATTAGATAGGTGAACGGAAGATCGCGCTTTAAGCTAAAGGGTCTGAGTCAAGCACCTCAACACTTTTAAGTGTCTCGATGAAGTCCATCCCGAAAGGCTTAACAGATTCACCTGACCTGCGTGTTACTTCCCATGCTAGCCAATAGACATCGCTCTGCTTTTCTTCATCGCGAAACGCCTTATGGAAACCCTTTTTAGCGTACTGCTCAAACGAATACTCCACTGCTGGAGTGATCTCGCCTTCTAATACGCTTCCATCTAGTCGAACTATCTTTAGTTTTGCCATGGTTTGCCCCTTTGTTAGTTGTTTAGAATGGTGCGGATGGTGATATTGAAACTGTTGAGTTAGCAGTAAATGTGATTGACTGTGTGCCAATGTCGCCTACAGCACCATTGATGTCTGTAGTGTTATTGATCAATAGTGAAACTGTGTAGGTTGGGTTAGCAGCAGATACTGCTGTTCCCTTTTCCTGAATGAAAATAGCAGTTACAGTATTTCCCCATTGTCCTTGAAGTGTCTGCAATACATTGGTGGTTGCTGTGTCATTTAGGAAGTCGATTGTGACTGTTGATGACTCTAGACCCTTTACAAACTTGTGTGCTGTGTCACCCATTGCGGTAACTTCTAGCTCATCAAATACGCGGTTGATTGTTACTGCTGTAACATGGTCTGAAAGATCAACGGAGTTAATCTTCACACCGACTTTGTTATTTAGAAATACAGCCATGAGATTATTCCTCGTCCTTCTTAGTAGATACTGGCTTTGATGGTGTTGGTGCTACCTGTCCGATCTTGATCAGAAAGGCTTCGTTCTCTTTTTCCCAATCGGACATGCTTAACTCCAACTCGTTAGGATTGATATTGACATCTCGCAGCTGAGTAGGTCTCCCGATCCAGCATTAAGAATACTTGGTGCGCTTACTGCGCTTACATTATACGTTAAAGATGATGCTGCTAACTTAGCAAACACGCCACAGACAAAATCTTCTATGCCGTTAAGGTTTCCCTCGTTATCAAATAACGGAGCAACAATCAGCAGCTTGAAGGATGCCATAGGGCTAATAGCAATATGCTGATTATTAGTAGGTGTTATATATGGATCATCCGGTGACACGATAACTGAGTTAGCCAGTACCACAGATGGAGGAAAGGCAAACACTTGATATTTATTGTTATCTACTAGCGCAGTGGCTAAAGTAGTCCGGAGGGTTGTTATCGCTACTGGAGGCATTAGCCCACCATTGAGCGCGGATCTAGTGCATGAGCGATCAAACCTCGCACCTTAGCGAGAAGCTGTGCGCTCATTCGGTAAGGGCTTGGCTGGAAATCGACAGCGTTACTGCCTGAAAGGGTGGCTGTACGCGCCTGCCAGATTTCAACAGATATCATCAAAGCTGCTTGCTGGACTGCTGTGTCTGTTGTCCAGTCTGTGTAAGTCGTGGTGGATACAGATCCATAAGGGAAGATTGGATGATAAGCCTGTGCTGTTGTGTGATTGGTTGCCACACTAATTGAATATTCACCTACGGCTGTAATTGTCTTTGTGCCGTTATATGAAGAACCTGAGTTAGCGATTGTTACGCTTTGACCAACATAAAAAGTATCAAGAATATTATCGTTAAAATATAAAGTGCCTGTGCCCACAACATTGCCATGAGCAACAGAGAACCATTTAGGTGCCCATAGCATTGGAAGCAGGACTGCATCAGATGCATCACAAACTTCCTGAAGGACGGCATCTGTATACAAAGTACCCACTCCGAGAGTGCTGCGGAGTTCTGAGACTGTTGTAAGTGCCATTTCTATTCCTTTCTAAAGACTCTAGGGAGTCGGAGGGCTACCGACCCCCTAGAGCGACTTAAAGTGTTGCTAATTAAGCAACTTGTACTGCGCGGAATGCTGATGGGTAGCGATTAACTACTGCAACATATCCGTAGATGCCGATCTCAAGCTGTCCGTTAGCGACAACGTTTGCGCGGATCTGAAGTGTTCCACTCTCATGGAAACGCATTGCCATTGTTGGATAGACAAGACCGACCTTTATGCCAGCTGTGCCACCTGCATAGTTAGGATCTACAACAAGGTTAAGTCCTGCGACTGTGCCATTTGTTGAACCCTGTGTGATCAAGCCGTTAGCATTTTGAGGTGCAGCAGCTGCGTATAGAGGGCGACCTGTTGTATCAACTGCGCCTAGAAGACCAGCGAAGTCCACATCATCGTTTCCGCCTGATGTTGCAACCAATAGGTTGTTAGGTGTCTGGCGCATTACGCCAAATGAATCTGCGATTGACTTAGCAAGTGCCTTGTAGATTGTTGTTGAAGATGAATCTGATGATCCGTCTGCTGCAATCTTTGATGCGTATGCATCTGTCTTCTGTGCGTATGATGCAGCCAACTCGCGTAGATATAGATCTAGGAAAGATGGGTCTGAGCGATCAACAAGTTCTAGATCGAGCTTGCCTGCACCGGCAAATTTAACAACATTATCTTCTTGGAAGGTAACTGTTGTGTCTGTTGATGCAAACTCTGCTGCTTCTGCTGTCAATTCGACCTGTGCTTGTGTTCCTAGCTTAGGAGTAAAGATCTTCATTCCTGAAGCAGGAAGTGCAGCGCGCTCAATTGAATCAATGAATGGTCGTGATGAATCGATGATACCGATTACATCCTTTAGGTATGTTGGTGGAACCATACCTGTGTTCTCTGCAACTGTTGCAACCTGTAGGGCTGCTACTAGTTCGCGAGCATCTGCATCACCGCGTGATGCGTTTAATTGTGCCTTAGCATATTCACCAGCTGTGATGTTTAGGTTAAGGCGAGGATTTGTGTAGTACATTGCTGTAACTGTAGGGCGAGCAGCTTCTACAGCCGCTGCTTCTACTGGTGCTGCTTCGACTGTAGTGTCTTCCACGACTGTCTCGCTTTCTGTTTGTGGGTTTTCTTCAACAGGGATGACTTCCTCTGCTGCGATCTCTAGTATTTCTGAACTTGCAAATGCAGGAACAGTTACTAAAGAAACTTCTTTTAGACGTGCTGATGAAACTACTGTGTAGCCATCCTTTGATGGCTTTGATGCCAGAATCTCTGCACCGATGCTTAGTCCGGTAACAAGTCCTTCTTGTGCCATGATCAAAGCGTCATTACCGCCAGATGATCGGCTCAACTTAAATGTTGCATAGATACCATCTGGGCGAGTCTCTGCTGCTGTCATGCGACCAATAGGCTTCTTCAGATCATGCTGTGATAGCAACTTAATCTTTGATGGATCTGCAATCTCGATGGAGTTCGCTGCGAAAGTATAAGCACCAAGATTTGTGTGCCCAATCTCGCCAGTGCCTAGAGGCACAATCTTGCCAGAGATTTCTCTGCGTTCTTCTGAGCACTCAATAGATGATGCTTCAATATATAGAGTTTCCATTAGCTGCCATTCCCGTTAGGTGATAGGTCTTCCATTTGCATTGCTTGTTCTGTTGTAATTAAACCAAGTGCCAACATCTTTTCTAGCACTAGCAATCTTTCCATTGGCTCTGTGCGTAAGAATGAATCATCTAAACTAAACTTTACATAATGACCAGCAGTGCTTATATCGTCCATGCTGAGCCTTGACTCAATCGCTGAGACATAAGGCTGCAAAGTAAAAGCAACCATCTGCTTACGTTCATCTTGAACATTTGCATAAGTCATTGTCGTGTTCATTGAAGCAGAAACATAGTAAGGATCTACAGAACACAATCTGGCGCACTCGGTTGCTAATCCTTGGATAGCATCTTGGTAAGCCATGTCCTTAGGGCTAAAGCCAGTGGTTTGATATTCAAGAGTAGAAGTTAAATATGCAGTGCCATTGTTTTGACGTGCGCGTTTCCATGCAGCTAGTAATCCAGATACTTCAGCAGGTGGAAGATCGGCTCCTGTATTTTTTAAGAAGCCAGTCGCGCTAGGAGTTTCCAATGCAATGCTTGCAGCCTTCTGTGCATCAAGTGCTGCTTTAATTGTGCTACCACCGGATGCAAGGATGCCTTCATCTTTTTGGAAAGTAATAAGAGATCCAAGACCGGACATAGGCAAAGGAACGCCATCTAAATAATACTGTGTCACAAAATTATTAACTGAGTCTGTATTAAATGTAACGCGATTGTTAGCAACCCAATTTGCGTTAGCCATTCTTCCATCTTCAAGATAGGTCTCTGTGATTTGCCAGTAACTTACGCCATACATAAGCAATGAATCTAAAGTGAAGTAAAGAGTCTCGAATCGAGGCTGAGCTTTAGAAGGCTGCTCAATCCATCGAGGAGGAGCGATCATCTCGCCGGTAGACTTTTTATAATACTCTAAAGGGATACTTGCAATAGTTCCACAGATTAGATCGCGGCATCTTTTAATAGATGGCACTTGTAGAGCTTGTGCGCGAGTGACCATAACTGGGAAGTAATTGCCATAAGTCAAGTAAGACTCTGACATGACCTGCGGAGCGTTTTGCGCTTCGACAATTTGAGGCTTACGCGAGAAGATACCCATAGACATAAATGGTAGCAGTTGTCAAGAGAATAGACAATGTGATAGGGCGTGTCTAACTATAAATTTGTGGCTTAGGCTGAGGGATCATTAACTTGCTAACTACCATTGCCAAGCCAATAGGTGCAGAGATATCTCCGGCAGACTTACGTTTAATTATGCGCCACGCACTGTCATTGACCTTAGCTGCGCAATTATTCATCTGCTGGATCAGTTCAGCCTGTCCATTGTGAACTATACGATGATTAACCAAACCTTCTAGTAGATCACCACAGGCTTTGTAGAATTGTTGCCCTGAGACATCCTCAGTTACAACACCGGAATTAGCCAAGCGATCTGCAATAGTCTGAGTGGCGTACTTGTCAAATGCCACCAAGCGAGGCTTATATATGTCGCACCAAGCCTTTATACTGGCTGCCATTTTAAGTTCATCTATGGCGACTTGAGAGCTGTAAGTCTCTAAGATCCCGATGCCAATCCTCCCATCTGGGAGTAGCTGTCCTGCGACCAATGATCCGTTCCTGCGTGAAGGACTGACATCGAAACCGAATACAGTATAAGCCCCAACAGACATTTCCAGTGTGCTATCCGATGTGTCCTCAAGAATGCCATGCGGCCATGGCGATGAAAGAGAATCTATCCACTGGCAAAGAGTCTCGGTACGAGTATTCTCAATAGGCGATGTAGCAATCGCTTCCTCAATCGCTTCCTCGGTAATTGTGTACCCCAGTGAGGGGTTAGCCAAAGCCCATGCATTGCGATCGTTTATCTTGCAATATTGTGGCGCAGAATACTCATAGAATCCAAAGGACTTTGGAGGATAATCTATAGCTCTTTCCCTGAGGTCGTTGAGAACAGTTGAGAATGCATCTCCTGCATTCGAGGTAAGAAGTGTCTGACTATTTGGGTGAGCTCTAGTAGTAGGAGTAGCTGCTCTGAATCCATCTTCTGTAATTTCGCGGATCTCATCAACGTAAAGGAGCCCATTGACACTTCTTCCACGAGATCCGTCTCGAGTAGCTGCAACGACGTCGAGGCGCGCTCCAGAGAGCATCTCAATAGACTCCGTTCC